TGGTGCGTTTGTTGAGGGCGGAGCAGGAGTCAACCTACATGATCGACGAATTATTCGACGGGGAGCGCAACACCGATTGGCTCTCGATGATCACAGCCCCACTCTCGCGTAAGCACTACTCCATCATGTACGACAAAACGCGCGTCCTTCGGTCAGGCAACCAAGCCGGTGTGACTCATAACTTTAAAATGTGGCACCCAATGCGCAAGAATATAGTGTACAAGGGTGAACAGACCGGTGAGAATATGACCGATTCGGCTGTTTCGGTCGATGGCAAAGCGGGGATGGGCAACTACTACGTGGTGGACATTTTCAGGAAACATGGTGTTAATGATGACGTGTCTACATTAACGTTCACACCCGAGGCTACCTTCTACTGGCACGAGAAGTGAGGTGGTCACCTCAACGAACTCGCAGTTTCCTAGCATCCAGTCATGATCCACACCCTCGTCTGTTAGAGGGTTTTCGTTAGATATGTATATGGCCGGCCTCCCCCAGTTAATCAATTTTTTGCCTTTGTACTTGTCCGTTGCCCAAAACTGTGACTGCGCCCCCAACCAAAACTTGTAAGCGTGGAAGAACTTCAAGCCACCCTGCATATCGTCGAAAATGGCATAGTCGACGTCCTCCAGGCTCTCATCGAGGCTGAATAGGCCCCCAAAATATGCGTGTCTGCCTAACGCACGGGCCCACAAGGTTTTGCCAAGCCTAGTCGGTCCGTAAAGGACTAATGATCTTCGTCGTCCTAAGAAGTCAGCATGTAAACATCGAGGCGTCCGCGCGGCGGAGCGAGCGCGTGACTAGCCGTAGCATAGCGTCATAGAAAGATGGGCAGAGAATGTATTCTGCCCGACGCAGTCGAACAACACTTACCAACTCGAGGTCCCTCCAAAGCCTGTGATACCCAAGCATCAAGCTCTGGGTACGCTGTTGTATCAAACGATAGTCCACCAGGGTGCTCGTACGCAACGGGCTCGGGTCGATATCTCCAGTCTGCATACGTTCTGAGACTAGTAAAGGAACACAGAAGTGCCCTTGGAGCCAATGTCTTGCAAGCTTCAAAAAACTCTTCTCGAGTTTCAGATAGGATGATCTCAGCCCATACTCCGCCATCCCGAGAAACCTCCTTTCGCACTGGGCATTCGAGTCCTCCAGCGACAACGTCTCCATCCTTTGTCGCATAATGCCATCCCTTTTCCGGTGAGCTGTAACCGCGTACGACATTTGGATGGTGTCCATCCACATCGAATATACGGACATTTCTTGACTCAAACTTCCGTTCGAACAAGAAGAAAGCATGGAGGTGAAGTCCTCCATCAACGTGACTCTCTCGTCCCACGATACACTCCGCTCCAAGGTCTCCAAGCATTGCAACGATCTTCCATGGATCGAGGTCGCCGCACTGGGGGTATGTAAGAAGGCCATATTTGGCACAAAAACGGAATGGCATGTGACGTCCACTGTTGAAAAGTATTAATGTTATTACTTTTCAATAGTGGGAGTGGGAGCACTCCAACTATAAATACCCCTATGGTCCCCCGCTTTTTGCTCAACAAAAATGTGTGGATGTTGCCGAGGTTCTCCAACCGACCCGTGTCTTCCCGAAGTTCGAGCCCGACAGAATGTACGCCCGACGGAGGTTACGGTACGCGTCCCGCTTTCGGAAGCGAAGTGGTTCACGCCGGTCTTACGCACGAAAGAAGGTTACACGTCGCTCAAGGAGGCCGGTCAGGAGAATGTCGACCCGAGCGCTTCTCAACAAAACCAGCCAGAAGAAGCGCGATAATATGTTGTCCTACACCAACACTCAGTTCGACAACCCCTTCAGCCCTGACTACCTTCAAGGTGGAGCAATTATGCGACGCCCTGTCGGAGTTATCCTCCCGGATGAATTCGTCTACGTCTGGAATGCAACCGGCCGCCCTTCCGATACTTCCACGAATGCCCGCGGATCCAAAATTGACACGTCACTCCGCACTTCCGAGGCAATATATGCAGTCGGCCTAAAAGAGCGGATCCAACTGGAAACCAATAATGCTGCGCCATGGGAATGGAGGCGCATATGCTTTACGTCAAAGGATGATTTCAATCAGGCTGATCCCGATACCTCTGCATACTTCAGGCGCACTAGCAACGGGATGGTGCGTTTGTTGAGGGCGGAGCAGGAGTCAACCTACATGATCGACGAATTATTCGACGGGGAGCGCAACACCGATTGGCTCTCGATGATCACAGCCCCACTCTCGCGTAAGCACTACTC